AAATGCGCTATTTATGAAAATAATCGGATATATTAACGAAGTAAACGGAGTAACTTATCATAGGATATTAGCACCATTACTATTGATGCCACAAGTTAAAGTTTATATCACTAATAACTTTGACGAGAAAGACTTTGACGAGAGTTGTGATGTAGTTGTTTACAATCGTATAATCCCACAAGATAAACTTACCGCACTATTAGAATTAAAGGCTAAATATGGCTTTAAAATAGTTTGCGATATTGATGATTATTGGCATTTAGACGAGCATCATATTCTATATCAAAACTACTTAGATAATGACTACGCCGCAAAACAAATAGAAGCGATTACCACCGCTGATATAGTTACCGTAACGAATAGTAGACTTGCTAGTAGAGTGTTACAATATAATAAGAACGTTGAAGTAGTTGCTAATGCCATTCCGAAGTCGGGGCAATTTAATTTACAACGAACTCCATCAAAAGTTCCTAGATTATTTTGGCAGGGTTCACAAACTCACCGCAAAGATATTGAGATACTTCGTCCAGTAGCCTTAGAGCTTTATTATAAGTTACCCCAATGTAAGATGGTAATGGCAGGGTATAACGGTGATGATGAATGGCACTCAATGGTAAGCAGCTACACCGCTAGTAAGATGTTGGCTTTAATGTTAATAGAAGCGCAAAACGTAACGAATTACTACGAGTCATACAAAGAAGCGGATATTTGTTTAATCCCCTTGATTGATAGTATGTTTAATCAATATAAGTCTAATTTAAAGATATTAGAGGCAGCTAATTTAGGGTTGCCAGTAATAGCCTCAAAGGTTAATCCTTATTTAGATTTACCTGTACTATACGCTGAAAACAACAAAGAGTGGGTAAGGCACATTAAGCGATTAGTTGAAAGTAAGAAAGCGCAAAAAGAATGTGGTAAAGAATTGAAAGAGTTTGTAGATAAACACTATAACTTTGAAAAGATTAATACTTTAAGAAAACAAATATATGAAGCAAAGTGATATTGACTTTCTGGAAGCTAACAGGCATCACCACACTATGTTAGTGCAGGCAGGACAAGTGCGACACTTAGATGGCAATACCCGTAGTGAGATGCAGCGCATAATTGCGGAGTATTGGCGCAAAGGGTACACCGCTGACCTTTGGTGTCCTCAATGTTGTATGGATATGCTGAAACTTTGTTATAGATTGTTTGATGAATATTTAAAAAGTAAAGTATGAGTTTGATTGCAATGGCAGTATATGATACTGTTGAAAATAAACGTACCGAATACACACGGGAAACTTTAGCAAGTATTCTGCAAACGGTAGATTTAAAGAAACACCGTTTAATTATAGTTGATAATAATAGTTGTGAAGAAACTAAAGACCTTTTAAATCATTTTCCTAGATATTACAGCCACAAGAATATTCAAGTAATAACCTTACCCGAAAACATAGGAACGGCAAGGGCAATCAATCAAGCATGGAAGCTACGCAAAGATGGCGAAAACGCTATTAAGATGGATAACGATGTAGTAATCTATTCTAATGGGTGGGTTGATGAAATGGAAGAAGCGATAAGGAGGCAGCCGCAAATTGGAATTGTTGGGCTTAAAAGAAAAGATTTAATACAAACAACATGGCACGAAGATTCTAATTATAGGAGCGAACTTATTATGCTGCCACATAATGCAGGGGAAAAATGGATAACATTTGAAAAAACAAATGATGTTATTGGTACTTGTACAATGTTCAATTCAGCACTTTTAGATAAAGTAGGATGGAGTTATCAACCTGGTCTTTATGGGTACGAGGATACATTATTTTGTCATAGGTCACATCTTGCAGGATTTATGAATGGATTTTTAAGTCATATTAATATTGACCATATAGATGTGGGTGCTACTTCTTACCAAAGTTGGAAAGAAAAACATTCAAGTGAGCATACTAACGAAATGATTCGTATCTTTAGGGAGTATGTTACAGGTAAAAGGAATATTTATGAGGAATTTAATTAGTGGCATTTATACTATAACATCTCCAACGGGAAAAGTATATGTAGGGCAAAGTTGGAATATACATAAAAGATGGCTTTCATATAAAAGGGTAGATTGTGTAAGTCAGCCAAAAATATACAGGTCATTAAAAAAGTATGGAGCAGAAAATCATATTTTTAGAGTAATGAATGCTATTCCTAAAATAAACACACAAAAAGAAATGAATTATTGGGAAGGTCATATGATAAGTGCATTTAGAACATTAGGAGTAAAAATGCTTAACATCCGGGAGGCAGGGGCAAATGGGAAAGTTAATGAAGAAACTAAAATTAAAATTAGCAATGGAAATAAAGGTAAAAGAAAAGGTAGATTTTTAAAAGAAGAAAATCCGTATTATGGTAAAAAACATAGCGAAGAAATTAGACTTAAAATGTCAATATCAAATAAAGGTAAAAAGTTAGGCGATAAAAATGGTAGGGCTAGAAAAATAGTTCAAATATTAAATGATGTTGAAATAAAATATTATTCAACTGTTACACAAGCTAGTATTGAATTAAAAACAAGTAGACAAAATATTTCAGATGTTTTAAATGGAAGAAACAAAACAGCATTAGGATATACTTTCAAATATGTATAACGGCACTAAATCTATTTATTATGATGCAAACTGTTGATTTACCGGGTGATAGTGAAGACTACCAACTAATTACATTAGGGGTTGAACTATCCGAAAACGTTAAAGGATTAACTTGTGAATTAGGCTTAAGGCGTGGTGGTGGTACTAAGTTTATTATTGACGCTTTAGCTAAACAGGCAAACGGCAGAACACACATAGCAATAGACCCATACGGCAATATTGAGTATGAGCATAAGGAAAACGAGATAGTAAGATTAGATTATACTAACGATATGCGAGGCGAAGCGTTATCGAATATTTACGCATACGCCTATCAAAACAAAGTACCTTTTATCTTTTTCAATTTAGAGGATACGGAATTTTTTAAACGTTTTGCCGATGGCGTTCCCGTTTACGACCAATTAAAAACGATTGAAAATACTTACTCTTTTATTCACTTTGATGCAGGACACGCTCATAAGCCTTTGATGGAAGAGATAGACTTCTTTTATAGTAGAACAAGTAAGGGCGGATTATGGTGTTTCGATGATGTAACAGGATACTACGACCACGATAAGATAGAAGAATATTTATTTAAACTAGGCTTTAAATTGATTGAGAAAACAAAACGAAAGGCGTTGTATGCAAAAGATTAAAGTCATAACAGTAGCCACTAGAGAAACGCCAGAACTAAAGGCGTTAATCCGTTCCGCTAAAAGTAACGGGATGGATTTAAATGTTTTAGGGTTAGGCGAAGAATGGAAAGGATTTGGGACTAAGATAGTTTTAACACGGGATTATTTGCAAAACTTAGATTATTATACTCACTTTATCTTTGTTGATGCCTTCGATGTTTTATTTTTGAAGCCAATAACAGAACTACCTAATAAGATATTGTTTAGTTCTGAAAAGGCTTGTTATCCCGATTGGAATAAAGCCGAATTATATCCTCAACATATTTCACAATGGAAGTACTTAAATAGTGGGACTTACTCCGCACCTATAAAAGAATATTTAGAACTGATTAATAGTAACCCAGTTACTTACGATGTTGACGACCAAAGATATTTTACAGACATATTTCTAAAAGGCGGCATTGAATTAGATTATAATTGCGAACTATTTCAGTCCTTTGCATTTTCAGCCGATACCGACTTTACTATTACCGACACAATAACAAATAACTTAACAAATACACAACCTTCAATTATTCACTTCAATGGCAAATGCCTTGATAAAAACATTTACACAATGGTAGAATTTAAAACGTTAGCGGATGTTAAAAACTATTGGCAAGATACAATCGAAAATGCAAAAGAAATAAATGAGGCGTTTACCGAAAAAGTAAACAATAATCCTAGTTTGAATGAACACAGGACATTTGTAGAAAACCGTATATTTGGTTTTGGTGAGCGGTCATTTGGTTGGCTTTGGAACTTAGTAGTTAAAGAGATGCCAAAAAAATTTACTTTCTTAGAGATAGGTGTTTTCAAGGGGCAAACATTATCGCTTGTGAAATTACTTGCAGACCAACAAAAAAAGAAGGTAAAGCGTTACGGGATTACCCCACTATCAACAGAGGGTGGATTATGGGAAAGTGACTATGCAAAAGATATAGCAACTATTCACGACCAATTTAAGTTAGCTAAAGATTATGAGATACTGCAAGGTTTGAGCGAAGATGCTGCAATAATAGCAGCAGCGCAAAAATTACAACTAGATATACTTTACATTGACGGCGGACACGATGAAAGACATATTATTAACGACATTGAGAACTATGCACACCTAGTAAAGAAAGGTGGATATATGATAATAGATGATTGTTGTAATAGTTTCAAACAGCCTTTTGGGTACTTTCAAGGAATTGATATAGTAACACAAATAGTAGTTAAGTATTTGCCACCTTTTACAGAAAATAAAGATTGGGAATTTGTATTTTCAGTAGTACATAATAGAGTATATAAAAGATTGTAATAGATGCCTAAAATAGATTATCAGCGTCCACCTATGACGCACTACCAAGAGGAAATAATGGATTGCAAAGAAAGGTTTGCTTGTGTAGAGGCATCTACAAAAGCAGGCAAAACTGCATCTATGATTATTTGGCTTTTTGAACAAGCATTACAATGTAAAAGTAATCAATCTGTTTTTTGGGTTGCTCCTGTTTTTATGCAAGCTAAAATAGCTTTTGATAGAATGAGGGCGCAAGTATCAGAAACAAACTTTTTTAAAGTAAATGAAAGTCGTTTAACTCTTACCCTTCCACACGGTTATATAATTGAATT